ATTACTAAGCCGCGCCTTCATTCGCCTTTATTGCGTGGAAAATCCCGCATCGATGAAGTGGCGAAACTTGCCGAAGATATTGGAATGCCTTTATTGCCTTACCAGCGTTTTGTGTTGGAAGATATGTTAAAAATCGATAAGAATAATAATTTTAGGCGTAAGAGTGTGCTCGCCATCGCAGCGAGACAAAACGGGAAGACCCATATCGCTCGAATGCGCATATTGGCAGGTTTATTCTTATTTGAGGAAAAAAGCCTTATAGGTATGTCTTCAAATCGAGGCATGGCACTTACTACCTTTAGAGACTTGGCTTACACAATCGAAAGCCATGACTTTCTAGCCGATAAGGTAAAAAGCATTCGTTACGCTAACGGGCAAGAATCGATAACACTTAAAAACGAGTTTGGCGGCGGGCGTTATGAAATTGTCGCAGCTACTAGAGACGGTGCGCGCGGACGTACTGCAGACTTCTTATTTATCGATGAGTTGCGAGAAATATCTTCCGAGGCCATGAAAGCTGCAACGAGCGTTACGCGCGCGCGTCCGAATGCGCAGGCGCTATTTTGCTCGAATGCGGGCGATGCGTTTTCGGATGTGCTGAATTCCATGCGCTCGCGCGCGCAAGAAAAACCGCCTGCTAGTTTTGGCTATTACGAATATAGCGCACCTGAAAACTGCTCTATTTGGGATTGGACTGGTATTGCGCAAGCTAATCCTGCCCTGGGTTACACAATTACAGCCGAAGCTATTGAAGAAGCTATAGCTACATCCGATATAGATACAGTCCGCACCGAAATACTTTCGCAATGGGTTTCCGCGTTAATGAGCCCCTGGCCTGCGGGTGTACTTGAAGAATGCGCTGACCCTGACTTAAAGATTAATCCAGGTCTTTACACAATCTTCGGCTTTGATGTTTCGCCATCTAAACGCAACGCTTCGCTAGTTGCAGGCGTTATTCTTCCCGATGGAAAGATAGGCGTAGGAATCCTGGAAACATGGGAAAACCAAATAGCAGTAGACGATTTAAAGATAGCGGCTGGAATTAAGGCATGGGTAGACATTTTTCGCCCTCGAATGGTTTGTTTTGATAAATACGCTACTCAGTCAATAGCAGACAGACTTACACACTCAGGCGTAGTTTGTGAGGATGTAAGCGGAGCTGCATTTTATCAGGCATCGGGGGAGCTTCTTGATGTATTGGTAAACCATAGGCTCGTTCACAATGGGCAGAGGGAATTTATTACTCAAATGGAAAACTGCGCAGCTAAGCAAAACGATTCATCGTGGAGAATCATAAAAAGGAAATCCAGCGGCGATATAAGCGCGCCGATTGGATTAGCAATGTGTGTTCATCAATTACTTAAACCTAACCAAACTCCTACGGTTATATTCTAGTTTGTCCCTTTAGTACTGTATAATTCTGACCCTATGGGTCTCATTAATAGAATTACAGGGCGCTCTGCTAAAGAGCCATCTAATCAAATTATCGCGCAGTACGCGCCTCATGTTTCTAATGATGTATTAGCTGTTGGATATAATTATCCATTCGCGGGAGTATCACGCGCGCAAGCGATGAGCGTACCTTCCATCGCTAGATGCAACTCATTAATAAAAGGCACAATCGCAGCCATGCCCCTAAAACTTTATAAAAAATCAACAGGCGAAGAAATTAACAGCCCTGTTTGGTTAGACCAACCTTCTCGCTCACAATCTTACGCAGTTACGATGGGGCTAACGATTGATGCGTTATTCCATTTTGGGGTGGCCTACTGGGAAGTGGTTGAGCAGTATTCCGATAACGGAAAACCTGCGCGTTTTGAATTTGTACAAAATGACCGCGTTACATTCGATTTAAATTTAAGTAACACTATTGTTAATCAATATTACGTAGACGGCGATGCGCGCCCTATGGAAGGCCTCGGAAGTTTGGTAACTTTCCAGGGCGTAGATGAGGGAATTCTTAATAGAGGTAAAACTACTATTCGCCAATGCATCGATGTACAAAATGCAGCTACGATAAATTCTTTAACAGCGCAGCCTATCGGTGTGCTAAAAAATTCAGGTGCAGAATTACCCGAAGCTGAAGTACAGGGCATTATTGCTAAATGGACTGCAGGCCGCAGAAAAGGCGGCGTAGGTTATCTTTCGGGTACTATCGATTACATCCCTACTTCTTTCTCACCGAAGGAAATGGGTTATGTAGAACAAATTATGAATCTCAGTACCGAAGTGGCAAGAATGTGTAATGTGCCAGCTTATTATCTTAGCGCTGACCAAAACGCGAGCATGACTTACTCTAATATCTTGGACGAAAGAAAACAGCTTTACAGTCTATGTTTCCAGCCTTTCGTTTCAAGCGTGGAAGACCGCCTCTCAATGGACGATATTTGTGGCAGAGGAAATCGAATCCGCTTCGATGTTGATTCGTCATTCTTGCGTACTGACCCAATGGAGCGTTTACTAGTTACAGAGAAGTTACTATCACTTGGCTTAATTACGATTGAGCAAGCGATGGAAATGGAAGACCTATCACCTAACGGAAATACTGTAGAGGAAATAGCATGAGCGAACTATTAACATTTTCAGCGGACATTACTGCAGACCAGGCAACGCGCACTATTAGCGGTAAGATTGTGCCATTTGGCGATGAGGTTGGTCATACTTCCGCAGGCCGCGTTATATTTGAGGCTAACAGCATCGCGCTACCTGAATCGGGAAAAGTAAAACTGCTATTAGAGCATGACCCAAAAAAGCCGCTAGGTTGGTCTCAAAATATTTCTTCAACAGATACAGAAATGACTGCTAGCTTTAAATTATCTAGCACTCAGCGCGCAACAGATAGCCTTATCGAGGCTAGCGAAGAATTGCGCAGCGGGCTTAGTGTCGGTGTCGAAGTTATCAAGTCAAAGATTAAAGATGGAATTATCCACGTTAGCAGCGCTTTATTAAAAGAGGTCAGTTTAGTACAGGCCGCAGCTTTTAAAAGTGCAGCTGTTACATCAGTTTTAGCGGAAGAAGCGGAAATCGTAGAAACCGTTGAAGAAACCCAACCAACAGAAAGCGAGGCAGTCGAAGTGGAAAACACTCCCGACACCGTAGAAGCTCCTGAAGTAGAGGCATCGGCTGTAGAGGCTGCTCGCCCTGTTACGTCAGTAGCGTATACAAACCCACGCGTTAAGCAACTCACCGCAGGCGAGTATCTTGGCGCAACACTAAAGGCATCACTTGGAGACGAGTCAGCTCGTCAAACAATTCTTGCCGCAGATGATTCTTCATCTACAAATACAGGTATCATTTTGCCTTCACACCTAAATATGTTTAATACATCAACATTTTCAGGACGTCCAGCATTTGATGCAGTAACACGCGCTGCACTTCCAGCGAATCCAGCGCTACAATTTACTGTGCCTAAGATGGGTACTGCTCCAACTGTTGCAGAAACAGCTGAAGCGGTAGCTCCATCCGAGACAGGCATGACTTCAACTTACGACACAATCACTACAAAGAAGTACTCAGGTTTGCAGCGTATTAGCTTCGAGCTTGCAGAATTATCTTCACCTGCCTTTATGGATTTGGTTATGAGTGAGTTGCGTAAAGCGTACGAGAAGGCAACAGATGCGGCAATGATTGCAGCGTTTACAGCTTCAGGTACAGCTGCTACATCTACAGCTGCGACAGCTGCAGGTCTTCAGTCATTCATCGCAACAGAATCAGCTGCAGCATATAAGGGTACAGGCGGTTCATACGCTCGTAACCTCGTAGCATCAACTGACCAATGGGCAGCGATTATGGGTTACGTGGATGGTTCAGCTCGTCCACTATACGCAGCTGCTAACCCTCAGAATAATTCGGGTGTAGTTTCACAAGGTTCGACTGTCGGAAATGTATTGGGCGCGAATTTAATCGTTGACCATAACATTACTGTTTCAGGAATTGTTGATGAGTCTGCATTCCTCGTAGCGCAAGATGCAGTATATGCGTGGGAATCTCCTACGACTACACTTCGCGTTAACCAACTAACTACTGGAGAATTTGAAATTAATCTCTACGGTTATTTGGCGATTGGCGTATTGAAGCCGCTTGGCGTACGCCGTTACAATCTTACCTAATCAGTAAGTAACTAAGTACACTAAAGAGGGCGTAGAGCCCTGCGCCCTCTTTAGTCTTTAGAAAGGAATATAAAATGTCGACTACGACCATAAGCGAGCTTCGTGTTGCGCTCGGAATTGGCACATTATATTCAGATAGCGTATTACAAGAAATTTGCGATGCGGGAGATAACGTACTTCTTCCCTTCTTATGGAAAAACGAACAGTACATAATTGCGCATGGTAATAGCGGTACTGTAGGCATTTTATATTTTGATAGATTTATTAGAGATGTATTTTATGTAGGCCAGCAAGTAGTGATAAGTAATGCAGGCACAAAATACAATGGCACAAAAACAATTACAGGCGTAAGCGATGATTCGTTTACTATTACGACTACTCACACTACAGATAATCCGCGCCATTCCGTACAGCCTTACGGTACAGCTGCAGCGGAAACTTATGTAGATTATTCAACCGTACCAGCGGTTCAAGAAGCTTCTTTAATGATTTGTATAGACATTTTTCAGAGCAGGCAAGCGCCTTCAAGCGGCGGCGTAACGATTGATGGGTACGCACCTTCACCTTATAGAATGGGAAATACTTTAATCGCGCGAGTACGTGGGCTTTTAGCCCCGTTTTTATCGCCTGGCTCTATGGTGGGCTAAATGACCGCCGCCATAACTACGCTTCGAACTACCTTAGCTACAGCGCTTACTAACGCTTCAGTTTGGGATACCTACGCATTCCCACCGCCAAATGTGCCAGCTAATTCTGTTGTAATTGCTCCTAGCGACCCCTACATCGTACCTACGAATAATCGTTACGACACCGTAGCGCCTATGGCTAATTTTATTATAAATATTTTTGTGCCGCTTCTCGATAACGAGGGTAATCTAAATGGAATTGAGGAAAGGGTAGTAGCAGTATTTCAAAAACTATCCGCATCTTCTATCGCTTGTAAAGTTGGAGATGTTACAGCTCCCGCTGTTTTGTCTGCAGCTTCAGGCGATTTACTAACCTGTACAATGCAGGTTAGTATTTTAACGAGTTGGAGCTAAACCATGTCCGAATGGGAAAAAGAAACCGCTGCCTTCCTGGAAAAAATCGGGCAGGTAGCACCGAAAGAAGTAACACCTAAAACCACTACAAAGAAAGATGAGGAATAGCAATGGCTGTTTTCCTAAACAACAAAGTAGGCGTGAAGATAGCGACAGTTGACCTATCCTCACTAGTAAGCTCGGTAAGCCTTAATAGAACATTTGATGAGCTAGAAATTACAGCGATGTCTGACTCAGGTCATCGTATGGTAAAAGGCCTAGAGGCTTCAAGCTTATCTATCAGCTTCTTCAATGATACCGCTACAGCTAAAACACTTCAGACACTTCAGGCTGCATGGGGTACTAACGCAACCGTTACACTCGTACAGGATGCAACATCACCTGTAACAATTTCAGCTACCAACCCTTTATACACGATGACCTGTTTAGTAAATGGGTTAACAGATATTAATGGCGCGGTCTCAGACCTAAGCACTATCGATGTGCAATGGAATGTATCTGGTACTGTTGCAGTCGCAACTACTGGTACTTGGTAATCTAACTAAATTAAGGGGCTAAAAAATGGCAAAACTAGCAATTACTAAAGTCAATGGCGAGAGAACAGAACATGAAATCACGCCTTTTATTGAGTGGAGTTTTGAGCAATACGCTAAGAAAGGTTTTCACCGCGCTTTCCGCGAGGATGAAAAACAGACAGACGTGTATTGGTTAGCTTGGAAATGCCTTAGTCAGAGTGAGACCGTAGTGCCATTTGGAGAAGAATTTATCAAGAATCTCGCATTAGTCGAGGTGCTTGATTCTGACCCCCTGGCATAGACAGGCATTCCATCACTTATCTTATGGCTCGAATGAGCCTAGAGATTGGAGTGCCTATCCAAACATTATTAGAGCTTGATACTAGGACTTTTCGAACTCTATTACAGGCGATGCAGGATAAGGCGAAGGAGACAGCGGATGCCTACAGAGGTAAAAGGCGTAACTGAGTTACGCGCCGCCTTGCGTAAATTCGCTCCCGATTTAAATAAAGAGCTGCTAGCCGAGTTTAAAACAGCCCTTCAGCCTGTAACAAATAAGGCTAAAAGTTTTGTGCCATCAACTGCCCCTGGTAATCTTTTTGGGTGGGATAAGAATGGCAAGGGTAAATGGAAACCCAATTATAACGGGCGCTTACGTCAATGGCCTCGCTACGATGCAAGCCTAATTAAAGCGGGCATTAAATATAAGACTAGCCCTTCGCTCGTTAATCGCAGCGGCTTTAAAACGCTAGTACGCATCCAAAATAAATCTTCAGTCGGTGCAATTCTTGAAACCGCAGGCCGCTTAAATAAAGACGGGCAACCTCACGTAGGTCGCAGGCCTGGCAGTAATAGCTATTCCCATTCAAATAACCCTGAAGCGGGCGCGCAGTTTATTCGCCGCGCAGGCAAGCTTTACGGCGAAGGCCAGGTAGGTAGCGAGCGCCGCTATAACTTAGGGCGTTTAATATATCGCGCCTGGTATGAAGACAATGGTAAAGCTAACGCTGCAGTATTTAGGGCTATCGAAAATGCTGATAAAAAATTTCAGGCTCGCACTACGAAAGGGGCTAAATCTGCATGAGTAACGTAGAAATTAAAATTGCTACCGAATATAACGGTAAAGGTACTAAAGACGCTGAAAAAGCAATGCGCAAGCTACAGAAAACAGTACGCAACCTTGCAGGCGCTTTAGGTGTAGCACTTAGCGCTCGCGCTGTAGTGCAGTTTGGTAAAGCATCTGTTAAGGCATTCGCTGAAGATGAAGCCGCAGCATCAAAGTTAACGAACACAATGAAGAATTTAGGCATCGAGCTATCTGCTCCATCGATGCAACGGTTTATAGAAAATCTTGCTTCAGCTACGGGCGTGGTTGATGACCAGCTTCGTCCAGCCATGCAGAGCCTATTACAGGTAACAGGTTCAGTAGCACAATCTCAGAAAATACTAGCTGCAAGTATTGACGTATCCCGCGCAACAGGTACGGATTTAACTCAGGTCGCTAACGATATGGCGCAGGCATTCGTAGGTAACACTAAAGGCCTACGTAAATATAATCTAGGTTTAACTCAGGCTGAATTAAAGACCGCATCATTCGCGGACATTATGAACCGAATGAATGATTTATTTGGCGGGGCTTCTCAGGCTTTCTTGGCTACCTATGCGGGGCAATTATCTTTACTAGCGCAGGCCGCAGGCGAAGCGCAAGAAGTAATAGGTAAAGGCATTATTGACGGATTAGTAGCCATGAATGGCAAGGATGCAGACATAACTAATACCGTAACGCTTATGCAGAATTTGGCGCAAGCTGTTTCCGATACAGCTTACGGTTTTGGAATACTTATAGATAAAGTAAATAGCATTCCCATTTTGGGCGAAGCTTTAAGAGCTGTAGGTTTTGTTTTATCCGCAGGTTCAATTTTTTCTATACCTCGTCAACTTGGCGAAAATCAACGTAAGAAGGATGAACAGAAAGGCGCTTTAACAGGTCAGGTTTCATCCGCGCTTGCATCTAAAGCTAGAGAAGACCAGGCTAAGGCTGAAAAGCTAGCTAAAGCCCGCGCTAAAGCTTTACTCGATTCTCAAAATAAATCGCTAAAGGCTCAAAAAGATTCGCTAAAGATTAAACAAATGGGCGCTGTATTTGACCTTCAACAAATACAAATAGCAGCTGCGCTTAAAGGCAAGATTTCCGAAGAAGAAAGAACCCGCTTAGAGCTTCAATCTGCTCTACTTGCAGGTAATGTTGAAGAAGCCGAGCGCTTAGTGCGTAAGCTAGCGGAGACTACTGGCATAGGTGTCGAGCTGCGGGCTTGGCTTCGCGCCCTTCCCGATGCTAAAAATCCTTTTGAAGCCTGGAAAGGTTATTTAGATGCTATCGAGGCGCAGGCTAAGCGAATCGGTAACACACCTTCGGGCGCTCAAACATTTATGGGACAGTCTATTACGCCTTCTCAGATACTCGAAGACCCTAGTAAATACGTAGATATTATTGTCGCAGATGCCGAGCGCGCGCAAAAAATGGCTGAAGCTACTTTAAAGTATTTAGGTATCGATAACGGTAATGGTGGCACTACGGTAAATATTACAGTCGAAGGTAGCGTAACTACCGAAGGCGATTTAGTTGAGGTAGTCCGCAATGGGCTTATTAATCGCTCAATGGAAAGCAAGTTAGCGCAGCTAGACCGTAACCTCGGAGCATTTGGATAATGGCATTACCTGCAACTATATCCGTAAGCTTTGACTTCAATTCTTCAGCGACATTTGGATACCCCTTCACAATAGGCGATGAGAAGTTTGGCAAGCTTGGCGGCGTAGGTACACTCGCGTCTTCTTCCGTACCCATCCCAGTAGTCGACCTAAGTAGTGAAGTACGTTCAATTAGTATACGTAGAGGTCGAAACATTATGCGCGATACTTATGAAGCGGGTTCATGCACCGTCCGCGTTACTGATTTAGACGGGTCATGGAATCCTCAAAATGTTAATTCTGTCTACTATCCCTACCTAACACCCATGCGTAAGCTGCGTGTATCTGCCACTACATCAACTTCTTCGCAGTTTTTATTTAGCGGTTATGTAGAAGCTTACAAATATACCTATCCTCAAAGCTCTACTGAATTAGGTTATGTCGACATTATATGCAGCGATGCTTTTAGATTGATGCAGTTAGCAAGCGTTACTACTGTAACGGGCGGTACTTTAGGCCAAGATACAGGCGCGCGTATTGGCAAAATTCTCGACATGATGCAATGGCCTACCAATATGCGGGAAATAGATACTGGAAATAGCACCTGTATCGCTGACCCTGGTACTTCTCGCGCAGGCTTAGAAGCTGTTAAAAATGCCGAATTCAGCGAGCAAGGCGCGGCATATATTTCAGCTGAAGGAAACCTAGTATTTAAGAATCGTACTAACGTAATTAAGGCGGCGGGCAATACACCTATAGAATTTAATGGCACTACAGGCATCCCCTTTAAATCACTAATTTATGCCTTTGATGATAAATTAATTGTAAATTCATCCGATATGACCCGCTACGGCGGGGTAAAACAATCTTCTTATAATAACGATTCCATTACTAAATACTTCCCGCATCAAAGTAATCAATCTAACTTAGTAATCGAAACCGATGCTGATGCTTTAAATATAGCTAAAATCTATGTCGCTACGAGAGCCGAAACCACTATACGAATCGACTCCATGAGTATCGACTTGCTAGACCCTAACGTACCTACAGATACTATTTTAGGTATCGATTACTTTACTCAGCTTAAAATTACATCGGTGCAACCCGATGGCTCGACAATCATAAAAACCTTGCAGGCGCAAGGGGTAAACTGGGATATTACACCGAATAAATTAACGGCAACTTATACGACTCTCGAAGCTATAGTCGAGGGTTTTGTAATAGGGTCGGATGTTAGCGGTATAATCGGACAATCTATAATGGCATACTAGGAGATAATCAATGGCTACAGGCTTTCCAGCGGTAACGGGCGATGTTTTAAGCGCCGCGGCTTATAATGGCTTAGTTGCGTATACGATTAACGCGCAGACGGGCACTACTTACACTACTGTACTTAACGATTCTTACCAGGTGCTAATTACTCAATCTAACGCTTCAGCTAATGCTATTAAAATTCCTACAAATGCTAACGTAGCGCATCCGATAGGTACGGTTATAACGCTACTAAATATCGGAGCTGGATTATGTACCGTTTCCGCAGTAACAAGCGGCACTACGACTATCCTTTCGGCGGGTGCTACCGCAGCTGCTCCAACCGTTGCACAGTACAAATCGGCAGCCTGTATTAAAACTGGCACAGATGCTTGGTATGTCGTGGGGGCTATTGCCTAATGCTTAACAATATCGCCGCTCTGACTAACTCAGGCGCACCGCCTGAGGTGGGCGATTATGAGTCTATTCAGACTTACACATTAG